GTCTTGGTGCCGAGGTCGAGGGTCAGGAGGGTCGGGTTATCCATGGCGCTTTCTCCTGGCGTAATACGGGTTGTGCTTGCCTGAAACAGGTTTGCCCGCCTTGTGGTGGCTCGGACAACGGCGAGTGAGGTAGCGGGTGACCAGACCCGATGTGGTGGTGAAGGTTGCGCCACACTCGGGACACTGGCTCTGCCAGGTGAGAATGACGGATAACTCACCGTCACGGCGTCGATAGGGCTCGGAACCGATCAACTCATAGTGCTGATTCCGATAGCGGATGATCTTGCCGACCCAGGGAACGACTCGGAAGTTGATGGCGTCCATCAGTGCGCCCTCCCGCCGTCCAACCTCAGCGATCCCTCCAGGCCGGTCAAACACGACGGATGTCGAGTGAACCAACTGACTGACGTCAGGCACGTCAGTTGGTTCATATACCAGAGGTATATGGGGGTCTGCGTGCAAACTGAAAATCGCTCTGAAACCCGCGTGGTTACTGGGTTTTGGCTCAGTTTGCAGGGGGTCTTTGCAAACGGTACTCTGCAAACTGCAAACTGGCGCAAGTCGTTGTTTTCGCTCGACTCCAGTTTGCAGTCAGTTTGCAGTTTGCAGCAAACTGGCTCAGTTTGCAGAGCACCTGAGCGGGTAGCGGTGACGGTGTTTGTCGGTTGGATCATGTTTCATTCTCCTCGTGATAGATCCAGACATCCGGGTTCTCGACGGGCAGTACCGCGCCGGTCTGCGGACATTTGTAGTGGGTGGGTTTGACGACCAGGTGCGAGTGGGTGATCTCGCCTGTGTCGGTGTCGATCGTTTCTTTGCCCGGCAGGGCCATCTGCTCGACACAGAGGTTGCCGAATTTGCTGCGGGCTAGCGGCGGCAGACCGTAGTCCTCGGGATTGCGGAAAAATTTGATGTGGCCCTTGGTGGCCAGCACGGCGAGCCGCTCGTTGATGGTGCGGTTGGCGCCGAGCCCGGCCTTGCCCTCGAACGCCTCGGCGAACTGGTTAGCGGTGTAGATACGACCCGCATTAGCCTCGTCGAAGATCAGCTGCAGGATCACGTCGCGCTTGCGATGCCGCTCGGCGTCCAGGCGCGCGCCGTGGTTTTGATTGACCAAACGCTCGTTGTGTTGATCGAGTTCGACCCAACGACCGCCGGACTTGTCGACCCGCTTGGGTGGCAAGCCTGGGCCGTTGCGTAGTTCGAACACCAGCATGCGGTCCGTGCGGCTCTCATCCGGACGATAGAGCAGCATGCCGGTGGTGTAGTAGCCGCGCAGACTGCCCGCGCCGGAAAGTGCCTGGAAGGGATCTTCTTCGACCTGCTTCTTACCGATCTTCTTGGTGTGATGAGCGAGGATGATGCCCGCCTCGGGGTTGACCGCATCGCGTAGCTGTTCCACCCGTTCGCGCAGGAAGAAGAGCATGGCGTTGTTGTCGTTCTCGCCCGCCCCCTCCGGACCGCCGTCGAAGACGTTACGGATCGGATCGATGACCAGCACGTCCAAGGTCGCTTCGGGAAAGGCTTCTTGTATCGCCAACGCGACTTGGGCCATGCCCTCGTCGTTGAGCACCAGCTTGAGTTGCGGCGTGACCTTGAGATGGTTCGCCGCCTTACGGATCACCGCTTCCGGCAGGTTCATCGACTGGAAGCGTTCTCGCAGGTAGTGGTACTGCACCTCGGCCTGCAGATAGAAGACGCGAAGCGGCCGGGGCGGGTTGAGTTCCAGAAACGGCTCGCCCGCCGCCATGTGGGTGAGCATGGTGAGCAGGAAGTCGCTCTTGCCCACCTTGGGCGCTCCACCGAAGACGATCATGCCGCCGGGCGTCAGCACCCGGGGCTCGATCAGGTCGTCGGGCATGGGGGATGTGTCCGCGAGCAGCTGCCCCAGACTGAACACCGGGATGCCGGGCGTACCCTGTGCTTCGGACCTTCGGGCGGATTGGAGGAAGGCGGCGACGTCCATCCTCTCCGCAACCGCGTCAAAGGCGTCCCATTTCTCCGGTTTGTCAGCGGGCGGTTCGAGGACGGCCACCGATGCCACACCCGAATGAAGTAGAACATCCCGCACGCGCTCGGCGTATTGGCGCCCGGCCTCGTCCTTGTCCGGCCAGATCAGCACGCGCTTACCCTTGAGCGGTGACCAGTCGGTCTTGTCCACCGGCGCGTGGGCGCCATTCATAGCCGTGGTCGCTGCGATGCCCAGACCCATGAGGGCATCGGCGGCCTTCTCGCCCTCGACCAACACCACCTCGCCGGCGTCCAACAGTCCCGGCTGGTTGTAGAGAGGCCTTGGGTCGGGGGCACGGGTCTTGCGCTCGCGCACATCCCAGGGGCGGTACTCCTTACCCTCCGGCGTGTCGTAGCGGTAGACGCAGGCGATCAGTTTTCCCGCGGTGTCGAAGTAGTCCCACTTGGCCGACCAGGGGCCGAGATCGTCCAGCGGCGGTTTGCGCGGTGGCGGCGGGGTGGCGACGGGCGGGGCGTCGCCCAACCAGTGGTTGATCTCGCGCACCAGCTCCGGAAACTGCCGGCGGCTGTCCAGGCCGAGGTTCGCGGCCCAGAGATCGAAGACGTCGCCGCACTCGCCGGTGGCGAAGTCGATCCACATCCCCGCCTTGGGGCTTTCGAGTTCCACCACCAGGCTTTTGCCCGGATGGCCCTGAAGGTCGCCGATGAAAAACCGCCTGCCGCGGACTTTGCCATTAGGAAACAAGTAAATCAGCATGTTCGACAAACGTTCCAGCAGGCGCGCCTTCAGTTCCTTGGCATCGAGCCCGGGGGCGGTGGCTGGGACCTCCTGGTCGGGCGCATCGTTGAAATCGAGCCAGATGATGTTGTCTGTCATCACAATCCTCCTCCCCAGCACCGGTCCTGCCAGGAGCAGAACTTGCACTCGTAGTGAGTTGGATCGTTGCTCAAACGTGGCAGCAACTCGTGGGCGTCACAGGCCAGCAAGACGCGCACGCCCCGGTCCGAGGTGCGCTGCGCCAGCTCGCCGTTGAATGCCACCCGCTCGAAATAGAGCTCGGCGGTGTCCTTGTTGATGGCGGTGAAGAGCGCCGGGTGCTTGCTGATACCCGGGACCTGCGGTTCCAGGTAGGCCTGGTAGAGGGCGATCTGTGCCGCGTAGACCGGCTTGGCGAGCGCCACCCCGCGCTTGACCGTCTCCTTCCACGACCTGGCGTTCAGGGATTTGCTCTCCCAGAGCGCCGGGTAGCCGAGCCCCAGAGAATCCGGCCCTGCGGCCAGGATACCGTCCACATGGCCCCGGATGCGGCCACCGGCGACAGAGAATCCGTACTGCCCGCCCTGGGAGGTTTCCGTATGCAGTTCAAAACCGGCCCGGCGCAGCCAACGGATGGCGAGGTCTTCGAACAGGTGACCCGCCTCGAAGATGCGCAGCGTCCTGCCGGAGAACTCGCGCCCCGGATCCACCGGCGCCTGCAGATACTCGTACTGCAACGCCCGGTCGCAGGCCACGCCCAGGCGGGACGCGCCAAGATAGGCGCGCGGGGTCTGAGCATCCCGTTCAGCGGCCAATGCCCCGTCGATATAGCCCGTTACCCGCTCGCTGAAGGAGGCGGAAGAGTTGAAATCCAGCATCTGCCCCCCCTCAGAACGGCACGTCGTCGGGCGTGAGTTCCCGCAGGTGGTCGAAGTAGGCGGTAAGCACCACGTCTACCATCTGCAGGATCTCCTCACGGCGATAGGCCGACAGCGGTTTGTCCATTCCGACCGATGCCACAAACTCCCCGAGGTGCGGCAATACGGCCTCCATGGCGCTCTGTTCGTTTCGGGTGGGATCAATCATGGCGCCACCCCCTGCCCTGGCCGCTCCTGTCCATCCATGGACCCGCGGCATTCGAGCATCCATGCTCATCAGACGCTTGGCGTGCAGGGTCTGGCAGCGCATCGAACAAAAACGCTTGAACTGACGCTTTACCCCCGTTCTCGGCGGCGATACCCAGCAGAAGGCCCGCCCTTCCCGTCCACAGATCGCGCAAAACATTCATGCCGCCTCCCGGCTTTGCGCCGCACCGAACACCCGGGATTGGATGTCTCGCTTGTTGAACCGGAAGGCCAGCAGGCAGGAGGCCTGGTAGCGGGTCAGGCCGAAGTCCTGGCGATAAGCCGGCGGCAGGTAGCGCAGCTGTTGCTGGGTCGCGGACTGGTTCAGCCAACGGCGGGACTTGCGCGCGGTATCCTCCGACTCGTGCTCGTTGAGCCAGTCATCCGCCGCCGCGAGACAGACGGTGCGCTCACCGAGCGCCAGCAGATTCGCTCTCAGATTCTTGCCGCCGCCGACACCATACCAACGGCCGTTGAGGAAGAAGACACCGGCCCAGGCGTCGAAGCCGGTGGCCATCAGGGCCGCGTCGTCACCGAACAGATCGCACCAGCGGAACGAGGAGCGCTTGAGCAGATCGAGTTCCGACATAATGAAGTCGCTCAGTTCGAGCTTCTCCTCCGATTCGGCGCGTTCCCAACGGTAGCCGCAAAGCGGGCATTCCATCGATGCCGCGGGCACCTGTGCACCACATTCGGGACAATCCTTCTGAGGCGCTTCCCCAGTGAAGTCCCGGCCGTCCAGATCGACCTCCTGCTCCAGCGAG